GACTTGTTGACTGTCTAGACGCTTTATGGCATATTTTTGATATAGTGGACGAAGTATAAGTAATTCACTGATCTAAAGCTCATCGTTTGATGGGCTTTTTGTTTTTATACTTGCTAGATTTCAATTATGATTTAAAATTAAATCAGGTGGCTCGTCGCCAAACATCGCCACCTGAAATTCTATTAGAAATGATAGTTATTTGTTTGTGTCACCTCCATATTAATTAATTGTAGAGTTGATATTGTGTTGTACTGGTGGTGGGCACCAAGCGCCACCAGTGCAATCGTTAAAAGCGCCCCTTTTCTTTGCATTAAGTAATGTTCCTTTGATTTAATGGTTAGATTTACACCACACATTAGCTGTCTTCATCCTAAATACATGGTCGTTACATTATAAATCATCTAAATTGAATGCTTGTCTAAATGTTAAGCGTTTAAGAATGCCCACTTAAGCATGTTTATATTTATGCTATAGTCCAGTCTAATTAGAATTTGGTACTTAAAATGAATATCTGTGTTGGTGGTGAACTAGATGGGCAAAAGATAGAGAAAGAAGGTAGATTGCTTAAAGCTTCTGATATAGATCCTTCATTTAGCTCTGAGTACTACAAGCAAGTTTTTAACCGCGACAACATCAATTATCATTTTTGGCTTCCAATAGGATCCAACTTGCACGAAATGTCTGAGCGAGTTTTGGATATTTTGAGAGCATCAAAAAATTAAGTTTAAAGTATGTTGTAAATACATCTTCTAATTTGTATGATATGTCACAAATACTGCGCTGAAAGTTTTTGTTTTTATGACCCGTTTCTTTTTTAGAAGCGGGTTTTTTGATTTTAAAACCCCACTCGCTTAGGACGCTTTGCGAGTTTACTTGCCGGACGTATTACGGCGCAAATGGCCCCGCTACATACTAGTTATTGGCGGGGTTTTTTATTTTATGTGTTAAGCTGCCATTCATAATTTTATGGATTAGCTCAATGTATATTTGTATTGGCGGTGATTTAGACGGTGAAGTTGTAAATAACCGTGAAGGTACATATTTTGAAGCAAGTGAAATAGATCCTAGAAAGCAATCAACATATAACCGCCAGAGTTATAAAGTTGGTGAAAATACATATCGTTTTTGGCTTTGTGCTGAAATTTCTTATTCAGAAACAACTAAAATCGCTAACAAGTATCTCGCTGAAAAATACCCATATCTATCTTAAATAATAGTTCAAGCAAATGAAGCCCACCAAATGGTGGGTTTTTTATTGCCTACTTGGAGTGTTTATGACTGAGTTTCAAAAAATCACGCGAGAGATAAGACAGTTTCAAGTAGATCTAAATCATTTGGGAAGCTGTACAACGAAAGGATTATCTACAGAACAGATCGCTCAATTAGATGAGCGATTTTTTTTAGCCATAGCAAAGCAAAACAAATTAATTGCACGGCTCAACAACAAGCCTGAGGGCTTCTTTTAAGGGGCTAGGGCATGGATGGTAAAGATTATTTTTGGCTTACAAGAAAAAAAGAACCTAAAACCAAACCCAAATCCAGACCACTGCCTAAGGCGAAGCAAAAATATCTCGAGGCTGAGGCAACACTTAAGGAAGAACTTGAGGATTTGGCGATTGGTTTTGAAAGTAAGTTTCAACCGATCCATACCAAACACTGGCGCTTTGATTTTCATATTGTGAAATTGCGTTTGCTCATTGAAATTGAGGGCGGTTCCTGGTCTGGTGGGCGTAGTGGAAAGTTGGCTAATAAAGCATGGAGTCTCGACCGATACGACCAGGCTGAAGAGTTGGGGTATAGGATTGAGCGCTACCATCCAGATGTAGTTTTATCTGGCTATGTAATTAACTTGATCAAAGAAAGATTAGCGAGAATTGAAGATGGAACAGATCAGACCATTTCCACCAACTGATTTTATTGATCAGGCTGAAGAAGAGGAAGCAATCCGTTTAATACCGGCGCCAGATTTAAAGAAATGGGTTGTTGCTAATTTTCTTACACTCGGTGGACCTCTACATAACCCGGACCATGACCATATCGCTGAGCTGCTTCATGATAATGAAGAATTTTTAGCATTTGCTTGGGCATCTTCTGCATATAAAAGCAAGCAAGCTATGGTGTTAGGCCAGTGCGAAAAAGTCATGTTCAATGTTGGTGGCTGGCGCAAAGCTAGACAAGAGCAACAGATGCGAGACTGGTTCGGCTTTGTGCCAACTTACTTAATAACTGTCGACGCTTCTTTTTGTGAGCGTGCAAATGATACAGAGTTCTGTTACTTGCTTGAACATGAGCTTTATCACATTGGAGTGATGAGAGACGAGGACGGAGAAATTGTTTATAGCGATAGTTCTGGTCTTCCTAAGCACTATCTTGCAGGTCATGACGTTGAAGAGTTTATTGGCGTAGTTAAACGTTATGGACCAAGCAAAAATGTTAAGCGACTTATTGAAGTCGCAAAAAATCCGCCGTTTGTTTCGAATCTTGATATTTCAAAATGCTGCGGAAACTGCGTAATCAACTGAACCGAATGGTTCTTTTTTTTGCCTATTTTGTTTTACGTAGTTTTACGAAGGGGCAATTATGGCAACACTTAAAGAGCCTATAAAAATCTTTATAGTTCAGTCTCTTGCTTGCTTCGATACCCCTCAGCAGGTTGCAGATGCTGTAAAACAAGAATTTGGAGTCGAAATTCTAAGGCAACAAGTGGCGGCATATGATCCAACAAAGCCAGCAGGGAAAAACTTAAGTAAAAAACTTACTACTTTGTTTAATAAGACCAGGGCAGATTTTCAAAAGAATGTTTATGACATCCCTTTAGCTAATAAAGCTTACCGACTCAAAGAGCTTCAGAAGATCTATGAAGACTGGAAGAACAACAGGCTTATGAAGCAAGGGGTTATTAAACAGGTTCGGGAAGAAATGCAGGGTTATGACCTGATGTTATTAAATCTTGAGTTAAAGCAGCTTGAGATTGAAAAGATCAGAAGTGGTGATGGTGAAGGGGCAGATGATCCAACACCAGTCAAGGTAACTATTCAAGTTGTGGATGCGAGTAAAAAAGATGCCGAACATCAATCCGACACTGAATGTACCTCAGGCTAATTTTTTGCAGATGGAAAAGAAGTTCCGCGCATTTGTCGCTGGCTTTGGATCGGGAAAGACTTGGGTTGGATGCTCCAGTTTATGCAACAAAGCTTGGGAATTCCCTAAAGTACCTTTGGGTTATTTTGCTCCAACTTACCCGCAGATTCGCGACATTTTCTTTCCAACTATTGAAGAGGTTGCTTTCGATTGGGGGCTTAAAACTAAGGTTTATGAAACCAATAAAGAGGTGGATATCTATTATGGTCGGCAATATCGAACGACAATCATTTGCCGGTCTATGGAGAAACCAGCAACAATTGTAGGTTTTAAAATTGGCCACGCCTTGATTGATGAACTTGATGTCATGGCGATGACTAAAGCACAACAAGCTTGGCGTAAAATCATTGCTCGTATGCGCTTTAAACAAGCTGGTTTGCTCAATGGTATTGATGTGGCAACAACACCAGAAGGCTTTAAATTCACTTATGAGCAATTTGTAAAAGAAGCTAATTCATCCCCTGAGAAACGGGCACTTTACGGCATGATTCAGGCATCGACTTATGATAACGAAGCCAATCTGCCAGACGATTATATTTCATCACTGTATGAATCCTACCCACCTCAATTGATATCAGCCTATTTGAAAGGGCAGTTCGTCAACTTAACTAGTGGAGCGGTTTATCCAGACTTTGACCGGGTTTTAAATCATACGGATGAGGAAATTAAGCAAGGTGAGCCTTTACTCATTGGAATGGACTTTAACGTACTTAAAATGGCTGCTGTGGTTTATGTCATTAGAGAAGGTAAGCCGAGAGCTTTAGATGAACTGGTTGGAGTAAGAGATACACCAACTATGTGTTATCTGATCAAAGAGCGTTTTCCTGATCATGATATTACCGTGATACCAGACGCTTCAGGGCAAGCAACTTCATCAAAGGGATTTAGCGAATCCGATCATGCAATTTTAAAGAAAAATGGCTTTAAGGTTGAAGTGAATGGTGTGAACCCGGGCATTAAAGACCGAATCAATGCAGTTAATGCCCAGATCCTGAATGCCGATGGGGAAAGACACCTCAAAGTAAACACAAATAAATGTCCAAACTTCACGGCTACTTTAGAACAGCAAGTCTATGATGATTTTGGAATGCCAGATAAAAGCGCTGGTTTAGACCACGTTGGCGATGCTGGTGGATATCCAATAGCCAAGAGATTCCCGATCATCATTCAGAAAGTATTTAAACGGCGCACAATCGCTGGTTTTTCCCGTTAAACAACGCACCTTTTCAGGTGCTTTTTTATTGGTGTTTTTATGGCAGTTACTGATAAACATCCGCAGTATATTGCTGCACAAAAAAGCTGGTTGATTATGCGTGACGCCGTTGCTGGTGAAGAGCAGATCAAACAGGCACAAACAAAGTACCTAGCTAAATCGGCCGGAATGATTGAGGCTGAAAAGCAAGGTGATACGACTGGAGAGATTTATAAGGCCTATCTAAGTCGAGCTCAGTATCCGCTATGGGTTCAGGACGCATTACGCACAATGATCGGGTTAGTTTCAAAGCTTGAGCCGAATATAGTGATTGAAAGTTCTCTACTTAAAGGATTGATAGAGAATGCAACAAATGACGGTTTTGGGCTTAAACAGCTCTTTATTCGCATTTGTTCAGAGTTGCTAGAGTTTGGGCGCTGTGGTCTGCTTGTCGATGTTGATGCTAACGGAGTGCCATATTTCGCCTTATATGATGCGTTATCTATTATCAACTGGAAGGAAAACAGTATCGGTGGTCGTAAAGATCTAAAACTGTTAGTGCTCGAGGAGCAATTTGATAATAGTGAAGATGAATTCGGGCACGAAACTAAAACGGTTCACCGCGTTCTATCTATGGATGATGGAGCATTAGCGGTCCGATTGTTCGATGGTTCAAATGTGGAGGATAAAACTCCCGATCTCGGCGGTAATCAACTTTCTTTCACACCATTTGTTTTCTGCGGTGCCACTAGTAATTCTCCGGATGTAGGTACCATACCGCTTTTGACAATGGCCAAGGCTGCTCTGAAGTATTACCAGCTCAGTGCAGATTATTACCAGTCTCTTCACCATACGGCCCATCCGCAACCTTGGATTAGTGGCCTTGATGATGACGATGATGATATTAGCGTTACTGGTGTTATGGCTGTCTGGAGTCTTCCTCCAAATTCACAATGTGGTTATTTAGAAATTTCAGGTAACGGCATTGAACTCACTAAAAAGGAAATGGATGCGCAAAAGAATTCAGCATTAGAAGCTGGGGCTAAAGTAGTTGATACCAATACACAAGAATCAGGTGAAGCGCGCCGTGCACGGCAAGACGATCAGCAAGCAAGTCTTCACAGTATCGTGATGTGTGCAGCTGCAGCAATTGAACAAGC